GCAGAGATGGTTGAGCAGCGTGCAGAGCCAAATGAATTGAGCGTCGGCGATTGGGTTGAATGGGACTCAAGCGGTGGCGAGGCATACGGTAAGATCGAGCGCATTGAGCGCGACGGTCAGATCGACGTGCCTGACGCAGATGTCGTTATCAACGGCGACGAAGATGATCCCGCCGCACTGATCGAGGTCTACCGCGAGGGCGAAGATGGCTGGGAAGCATCTGGCGTCATGGTTGGGCATCGCTTTTCGACACTCACAAAGGTTGAGGAGCGCGGCTACAAAAAGGAAGATCGCTTCAACCGCGATGACATGAAGACCCGCTCGATGATGGCATCTGCCAATGTCATCAATGAAGAGCGCCGCACGGTTCGCATTGCTATTTCCAGCGAAGAGCCTGTTGAGCGCAGCTTCGGTATGGAAATCTTGGATCACTCAGAGCGCAGCATTGACCTTGAGTTCGCTCGGTCAGGGCGTATGCCTCTGTTACTGGACCACGATCCACGTCAGCAGATCGGCGTGGTCGAGGATGTAGAGATCGACTCTGCTACCCGGCGTCTCCGGGGAACGGTTCGCTTTGGAAAAGGCGCACTTGCGAGCGAAATCTACAACGACGTTGTTGACGATATTCGCGGCAACATCTCCGTTGGCTATGCAGTCAACAAAATGGACCGTGAGGGATCGGATAGCTACCGCGTCTCTTCATGGACCCCAATGGAAGTTTCTGTTGTCTCGATTCCCGCTGACCGGACAGTCGGCGTTGGTCGCAGCGCAGATGACGACCTTCAATCCCGTAAACCTGAAACTCCCCGAAAGGAGATCACTATGTCTGAGCAAACTCAGATTGATGTGGAAGCGGTGAAGGCCGAAGCTGCCCGCGCCGCCGCCAAAGACACCGCCGAGATTTATCGTCTCGCAGCCAAGCACAACCAGCGCGATCTGGCTGATAAGGCTGTGAACGAAGGCAAAGACTTGGCCGCATTCCGTGGCGACCTGCTTGAAGCAATCGGCAACAAGCCGCTTGACGATCAAAGCATCGGCATGGAGCGCAAGGAAGTTAAGAGCTTCTCGCTGATGCGTGCGATCCGCGCGATGGCAAACCCGACCGACCGTAAGGCAGCAGACGCTGCGCGCGGCGAGTTCGAGGCATCTGCCGAAGCAGCAAAGCGTGCAGGCGTTGATGCTCAGGGTCTCTACATTCCCACAGACGTTCTGCGTTCTTGGGGCCAGCGTGACCTGAACACTTCCGATGACTCGGCAATGATTGCTGAAGACTACCGTGCGGGCGACTTCATTGACGTTCTGCGCAATGCCTCTTCGGTTATGCAGGCTGGTGCAACGATGCTCACGGGCCTTGTCGGCGATGTCAAAATCCCGCGCAAGTCTACAGCATCCTCTGCTGCCTTCATCTCAACAGAAGGTGGCGCTGCTGCTGAGTCCGAGCCGACCTTCGGTCAGGTCACAATGTCGCCGAAGACACTCGGTGCCTTCACTGACATCACACGCCTGATGATGATGCAGTCCAGCCTCGACATCGAGGCGCTGGTCCGCAACGACCTGTCCACCGCTCTGGCTCTCGCCATCGACAACGGCGCTCTGCAAGGTTCTGGCTCCAGTGGCAACCCCACCGGCATCAAGAACACTTCGGGCATCAACACTCCGACCAACTTCGCGGCGGCAAACCCGACGTTTGCTGAAGTGGTTGCGATGGAGACGGCTGTTGCCGAGGACAACGCTCTGATGGGCAACCTCGCATACATCCTGCCCGCAGGCATGTACGGCGCTCTGAAGACGACCGTGAAGGATTCCGGTTCTGGTCAGTTCGTTGTGGAACCTGGCAACACAATCAACGGCTACCGCTCGATTGTGTCCAACCAAGTTACCGCAGGCGACCTGTACTTCGGCAACTTCAGCGACCTGCTGATCGGCATGTATGGCGGTCTCGACATCACGGTCGATCCGTACACCAACAGCACATCCGGCACGGTTCGCATCGTTGCCCTTCAGACTGTTGATGTGGCGGTTCGCCATGCGGTGTCGTTCGCCTTCAATAACGACGGCGTATAATGCTAAAGTGGTCGAGCCAGTCGAGCCTTTCTGGCTCGGCCACACACTCT